GGTAAATCGAACTTTAATTTATTGACAATTTTTCGTCGTGTTTCAACTCGCAGTCCATCTACCTTGATGTTTACTTCGTCTTTGATTGTTAACTTACAGTTCGACAATTTTTTGTCCTTTGGTTTCTGTTGGTCTAGTATCACCAAGATATATCACACAAGGATGACACATGAACCAATCCCTCGCCATGGTGTTTGTCGGAGGAAAAATGTTATTTGTTACTAATAGTGTAACATCATTGGTTGACTTAAACAACCACTTGGCTGGCTTTGATTCAAAAATTAATATCTTTCCTGTCTCGACTTTGCCACCAACTCCTGCGATCTTGATCCATTCATTTAACCCAGTGGTAGATTCCTTATTATCTCTAAAACACACCTTGATTTCTTCACGGTTGACTTCACAGTTTTCAGCATCGACCACAAAATTCTGTAGCCATGGTAATGTGGAGCTGCTTCGATCTAGTAACACACATATTTTTCCGGAAAAAGATTTAGACAACTCAAAAAAATCTTGATTGGTTTTAATCCAAAAACTATTTTCTTGGCTGGCCGCAATTTTTTCCACTAAATTTCGAGGTTTTTCTCGGTATAAAAATCCCATACTTTTAGCCAATAACAAATCTTTATTGATGCTACTGGCTTTATTACTTTGCCACCATTCTACAGTTTCGTCGCTGGCGTTTGTCAATTGAACGCCATATATTCCAAGTTCGCTGTATGGTATGGCATCTTCAGAATTTTGCCAAATTTCTTCTACATCCGACAAAACATTCATAAAAGTATCGTCAATTTCAAAATTATGCTTACAGACAAATTCGTATAATGTGATTAAGTTATAATGATAAAAATCCAAGCGTCTTACCTTATTATCGGGATCCCAAAAACTATGAGCATGAAGAGTTTCTCGACGTTCAATTTCATCTTCAAACTCTTTTTTCAGTTGATAAGGAAATTTTAGACAAATTTCCAGTTTGTTTTCACGCAGTTCTACATATATTTTTTTACTGAGATCTAGAACTCTGAATAACTTCTTCCATTTAAGATTGTTAAGTTGATTTCTATAATCAAGCCCGGCTGCAACAGAAATGGTTTTATATTTTTCTAATAATTTGACGAGAAAATTTGCCTGATTTTTGGTCAATTCTCCGCCGTTGATGATTTTCTCATGAAAACTTGAGATAGGTGAAAAATCTTGACCTTGTATGGAGATTTTTTGTTGAGCAACTAGTTTATAAAATTCAACAAATACATCTTCGGCAAATTCTGATGATAGCATTATTCAAGTATACAGCCTTGATTTCTGGTTGTCAACTGAATAATCTAGAAATTGGCGTGCCTTGGCGTATTTCGTCGACTGTCCACTCGGTGTGACATAATTTTACAAACCATTCAGACCTGTCAGGTACATAAGGACAGTCTAGTTCTGACCATTTGATACTGAGATCCCAAGCTAAACTCGATGAGTCACATAGTATAGGAACACCATTTATAGCTGCTTGAACAGCCGGGCCACTGTTGTGATTGATCACACAATGATAATTGTAAAAAATATCAAAATCATCATAGGTGTCGGGTATGCGTATAGGTCTTTCTACCTCTACCCCGGACTGTTTAAATGGAAATGCTGACCGAGGATGGTATCTCACACGAATTCTTCTATGGGTGTGCTGTTTTATTTTTTCAATAGTGTCTGCTACCCAATCTTTCATGGCAGGCATTCCCTGCCATTGAAGACTTTCTTGATGTTGACAGGCAATAAGTATTTCACCACGGCGTATTGCAGGAATTGGCTGCAATTTAACGCCTAATTTTTCAGGCCTGTGTGGGTCAAGATTGATATCGTTGCCAAATTTTCCAAGATTGTTAATATGGTCGAGGCTGACCCGCCAAGTTTCACCTCTTTTTAGATTTCCCACTTCTATTATCATTATAGGCTTGCCTATCTGCTGACACTGCTCATAAATCAGTTTATTTTGTCGCATTCTACCCGACCATAACACTGACCATATCACAGCAACATCTTCGTTGTCAGTGACAATTTCATGTCCCTGTTGTCTCAGTCCATGTTCCACTGCGTCAAACACTGGCGGACTGTTCAAAGCACCGTATTCTCGATATAATCTGAAGCGCATAATTTTAATAAATAATCTACGTAGTTAATTACTGCTGTTTATTTATAGATTATGACCAAATTCCAAAAAAGACTGCATAAACTTTCAAGAAACAATGCTCATGCGTTAGTTCTTGGTTCGGCTTTTGGAATTTTAGACCAAGTTGTTGAAATATATAACACAGTGTTTGTGGTCAGTGCCACTGTTCCTCCTATCAAAGCTAAAAATCTTGTGTATAAAGAAAATTTTGTTAGATTAGATCAACTAGCTGACATTGCATCAATATTTGTTGATGTTTCCGAGCTGTCTAATCTCGGTAATATAGAAGTTATATGGCGTAAACATAATTCAAAACTTTTTATTGAGGGCAGTGACCGCATAATGGATAGCAGAGTGAAGATTTTAGACGATTCTGGTTGGGCCTGTACCAGCCTACAGGGCATGTTTCAAGTATGGGAGTTCTATAGATGAAAATAGCAGTGGTCACCACCTTCCATGAAGAAGGTTTAAAAAAATATGCACAGAAGATGATTGATACTTTCTGTGAAAACTGGCCTCATGAAGTAATTTTACACATTTATCCAGAACAATGCAATCCTGCTATACGTGATCATAGCCATGTTACATTAAAACGATTAGAAGAAATTCCAGAGTTGATGGCATTTAAAAATCAGTGGAAAGATGTGCCCAAAGCCAACGGCGATGTTTCATCCGATCCTGTAAGATCTAAAAGAAAAGATTCCGGCAAGGGATTTAAATGGCATGCTGTGAGATTTGCACATAAGGTATATGCAATATTTGATTGTGCCAAAGAAACAGATGCAGATATTTTAATATGGATGGATGCAGATACTATCTGCCATAGTCCTATCACAATGAACGATTTATATAGAATGATTCCTTTGGATAGTGAATTATGTTATCTAGGTCGAAAGGGCAAATATTCAGAATGTGGTCTTTATGCCATGAATTTGCGATCGCCTAACATCCAATCGTTTCTCAAAGAATTCCAACGATTTTACGATCAGGCTGAACAGGGAATTTTTCGATTAGCCGAATGGCATGACAGTTTTGTTTTTGATGCTGTTAGAATAAAATTTCCTCAGATGCGGCAGTTAGACTGGGCTGCACACCTACATAATCTCAAACCCCATCCAGGCAGTAGCACAGGTGAAGGGCATCCGTTGATAAACAGTGATTGGGGTGCTTGGTTAGATCACCTCAAGGGTGGTAGAAAGAAACTAGGCCGCAGTAAGCCCGAAGATCTAAAAGTTCAAAGAACAGAAGCATATTGGCAATGATGAATTTCATATGTGTAGAAGGCACAGACTACGGAGCCAACGAATTTACTCTCGGTAGCGGTGGGGAATTTGTAACCAAAGAAGAAATGTACGCAAATACCACAATGCCTATGTGCTGGGCAGGATTTTTCAAACCTCAATGGACAGACATTTGTAAAAATTATAATTTAAAATTTTATAATTTAGACAGTGGGTACTTTGGTAATAGGAAAAGGAAAACAATTTTTAGATTAAGTATTAATAATTTTCAAAATATCGATCCTATCATAGAAAGACCAGCGGATAGATGGCAGCAACTGAATATAGAACAATCTTCGTTTAATCAGGGATCCACGATAGTTATTGTACCTCCTGATAGAAAAATAGTGAATACACTCGGATTAGGATCGGAAGATCAATGGATCAACGATATTGTTGCTAAGATAAAAAATTTTACAGATCGACCGATTAAAATAAGAAAACGTCCAGAACCGCGAGCCGATCGAATAGTTTCAAACACATTTAAAGATTTTATTAAAGATGATACCTTTTGTGTAATAGGATATTCTTCAAACGCATTAGTTGAAGCAGCTATGCATGATATTCCGGTGATATCGCTAGGACATTCTGCTACAAAAAGTCTATACAGTTATCAATTAGACGACATCGAAAAGATAAAGCCTGCTTATCTTGAAGACAAACAGGCTTGGTTAAATCATTTGGCATATTCTCAATTTACCAGAGAAGAATTACTTTCTGGATTCGCTTGGGACACTATAAATTATTTGCCGCCGTATCTTTCTGCATAAGGGCCTGGTCCTAGATATCTTTTTAAAATACTTTTATCTACAGGACTGTTATGTCCTGTTTTTGGCGCCCATAAAAAATTTCTCTTGCTTTTGATGTACACAGTTTCATATCCATAATCTTCCATTAATTTGCAACACAAATCAACATCTTCGTTGATTTCAAAAATTACCCAAGGTCGCTGTGTTGTGATAATATTATGCATTCCTTTTAGTGCATCTAATTCCCAGCCTTGAGTGTCGATTTTTATGAGATCTATATCTGATATATTTTCGTCATCTAACTTTACAACAGGCACAGCATAATTAGATTTTACACCTTCTCGACATAATTTACCATCGCCACAATTTTTTCCTGCTTGATGAAAATCAGCCTCGCCATTAAAATCTGCCACGGCTTTTTCTCTCAGCTCGATCCCCATTGGTATATTAATTTTTATACATTCGATATTTTGTTGAGACGGCTCATAGGAAACTATTTTTTTAAAATGTTTAGTCATCGGCAGGCTCCAAATACCAACGTTGGCTCCGACGTCTATGAATGTTCTTTTATTAGGAAGATGCTTTATTACTTCCTGTCTGTATTTGTCTTCATAAGAAGGAGTAAGCATATCAGTATCTTTTTCCAGTAAGAAAGAGACTCTGGTGTCATCCTCGGGTACAGTCCATCCGTTGTTTAATTTTTTCATATTACATTCTCGTTAATAATAATTGCACATTGCATTATGGTCTTTCCAGTTTCATTTTTTTCAATTATTTCTTTTATGTTAATATTCTGTGATCTTAATTCTTCTATAAATTTTGCCACTCCCGGAAATTTTACAGGATATGTGTCGTCAAAAATTATTATTTTACTGTCTTTTACTTGCTCATAGTCCCATTTAACTGTAGAGTATGAATGGCCACCATCTATATATACCATATCAAATATCAGCGGGCCGATTAGTGTATCATGCGTCCAACCTTTGATCAAATCATATGATTCTAATAAATCATTCTTAACATACTTATCGCATCGTTCTTTGATTATGTTGTATGATGCAGACTCTTTACCGTTATGTTCCATTTCTCCTGTGATGGGATTTTTTGGATATTCAAAGGTAGGTCTGTCAGCCAATTCAAATGCATCGTACCCGATATAATTAATTTTATATCCAAGTTCTTTGATAAGTGGCGTTAGAGATTTCAGTGTTAGGCCCTCGTGGCATCCAATCTCACAGAACGTTTTGGGTTTAAATTGTTCTATCAACGGCCTAAAAACTGCATTCCATTTATAATCTTTCATAGGTATTGTTTAAAAAAGTTCCAAGCTTCGCCAGATTTTAATTCATCAAATTTCCAATGACACATTGACAATCGTTCTATCCACGATTGCCTATCAATCAATACCGGATCTTCTATTCTACTTATGTCAGTGTTAGCCACTGCAACACTTTGACTATGTTGGGGTTGTGGATCTGTTAAGAATGCCGGAACTCCTTCTATAATGCTGGCCACGCTGGGACTGCTGTTATATACCACTGTGGCCCAGGCATTATGCAAGTCTTCTTTGAGATCGGAGTTGACGCTCAACGATACTGATTTATAATTTACTTTTAAATATTTTCCAATTTTTTTATCCCCTGGATGAGCTCTAACAATAATCGGACGCTTACTATATTTTCTTATTTCTAAAATAGTCGAGTTCATCCATTCAATAACATCTAACCCTCTCATACTCCACCCGCCGTTTCTCTGCAGACAGATTAGAATATGATTTCCTTGTGTTCTCCAAGGCTGTAAACTTATGCCTAAATCTTTGCTGATCTGTGTCCATCGACCAGGATCGATATCTCTATCAAAATAAAATCCAGTTGTTGGAAATACTCCATCAAAACTATATCTCAAATAATGCAAGACATTGGATTTGTCTGCGTATAGAAACAGATTGCTATCAACAATCAACGATCGTTTGTTATTTTTCTTTTGAAGATCTACTGCACTTTGTCTTAGTTGTAGATGCGGTGCGGACTTGCCGTGCTCGTGAACAAATCCTTGTATCAGTGCCACATCGCAGGGAATTGCATTCATTCCAGTGTGCGCTATTGCAGTATCGCCGGCCGCAGTGACTCCTTGACAAAAATAATTTAATATCTGCGGCTTCTCCATGTTATGGTTATTGGGAGGTATCCCAGCATAATAGGCCACAGCAGTGATATTAGACACCGTGATATTCCTTGATAATAGTTAGTGCAGTTCCATCCATGAGTTCGTCGTAGGTAAATTGACAATAGCTGAGCCATGCTAACCAATCCCCTAGCGGTCCGTAGTACAGGTCATTGATCTGTTCAAGACTATTTCTAGTTACAGCATTACTGACATGCTTGTCGAGGGTGATAGCAGGAATTCCAGCCCAAATAGATTCAATAGCACTATTTGAATTAATACTGATTGTGCAGTAATAGTCCCCCGTCAATAACTGCTGGTACAGACTTTTTCTAGTTTTTTTATTTGTCTTAGATCTAAATTCTATAGGACGATCTGTATACTTTTTTAATTCTTCTGCTACCTGTTGACCCCATATTTTAGCGTCTGTGTGAAATATGCCGGCTGCAAACTCTCCCGGCTCTACAATTAAAATTGCTTTACCGGTGTGTTGCCAAGGTCTCGGAAAACTTTTAAAAGACGATAATCGATCGACTGGCGAATTGAAATGAGTATTGAAATGCAAGTGGTTTCTCACTAATCTATGCCATTTTTTATTTGGCTCTATAAAATTAGTATAGCCGCTGTCAATAAACCAAAAAAGTAAGTTACTATCAATTTTATCTACTAAAATATTTTCATTACCGACAGTATTTCTTAGTAGACAGTCTTCATAGATATCTTTAAAATCTTTCCTACGTATCATTTCAGCTGTAGGATCAATTTGCATTCCTACTGTTTTAATAAAATATTGACTATCACTATTGATATATCTATCTATGATATCTTTTTCACCTAATCTATCTATAAAATATTCAACATGTTTATGAATTTTTTTAAAATGATTTGATCTATAATAATTTAAAGTTTCTTTGACTGCTTTGGCCCAGTCATTTACGTCTGCTAAATTGCCTCGATATAATTTTTCTTTGAATTTATCTCTAAATTTATTAATATCAAATTTATGATGATCTCTTTTTTCAATAATAAAATTTATGGCTTCTTGTACATTTATAGGTTGAATCTTGTGCTGACCGCAAATTTCATTGAGGTCGATCAATGAAATAAGATACTTTGCTAATTCTTTATCATTTACTAATAATTTCATTTGTTTAATAATTTCCATGCTGTGCCATTGGCTATTTCATCTCCGGTAAATTGTCCGTAGGCCAACGACGCACAGTGCTGTTGTACTAGAGACTCATCTGGATAGAACGGGGTAGATATTTGACTGAGGTCGGTTAAAGACAAAGGTGATGCTGCACAGGGAACCGTGACAAATGCAGGAATTCCGTATATCACAGATTCTAATGCTGCAATACTATTGAAGGCCACAGTAGCAAATACATCTTCATCTAGGGCATCAAATATTGAATGATGCTGTCGAGCTGACCTACTGCCTTTTTCTCTAATAACAATCTCCATGTCTGTGTGTTTTTTTATAGTTTCTATGGTGTTCATTAACCAAGTAGGTTTGCTTTCATCTCGATCTTTTATTTTGCCCTCTTCGTAACCATAAAACACACATGATTTTCTGTTCGGCACAATTATTAAGATTTTGTTGCCTTTTTTCTTCCAACCTTTCCATTGATACCTAGGATCAATTTTACAAATTTCCCGCCAGCGATCGTTAGGATATTTTTCTAACCAATGTTTTTGTAAATCATTTTTAACTATCCTGTGGAACAATTTTTTGCCTCCGGGATTGCCCGGACTTATAAAATTTCCAAAATACCCCGTATCCATATAATAGAAATCTTTTTCATCCTGCCAGTGTTGTTGTATGTATTTTCTCTTGACCACTCCTCGAAATATCGAAGGGGGTACACCTGGAATTGAATTTTTAAATAGTTCTTCATCCATGCTGTAGCATCTCCATGGCTTTGCCGTTTCTTAGTTCTGAATTATGAAACTGACCATACGATAAGTGACATGCCCAGGCATATAATTTATCCGAATCGGGATAATAAGGTTCATTTATTTTAGATAGATCTTGTAGACTAACAGGACTGGCTGCATTAGCTGGTGCTAGTGTAAATGCAGGTATTCCATGGAATATCGATTCTGTAGCGGCCACGCTGTTAAATGTGACCAGAGCAAATACATCGTCATTCAAAGCCTGCTCTAGTGTGTCGTTAACAGTTCTATCTAATCTTTTAGGTGCTCGTTCTCTAACTACCACAGGTCTATCTGTGTATTTTTTAATTTCGTTTACTGTGTGTTCTAACCAAATGTCTAGATCATAATCATAGAAGCGCATGGGTTTTTCATCTGGCTTAGCTACCAATATCTTTCTTCCATCTTTTTTCCAAGGCTGAAACTGTTTGTTAAAATGTTTGAATCTATCATCTTTTCTTGGAACGATTTCGCTATGTTGCAGATCGTTCTTTACTATGCGATGCCAATATTTCCAACCGTTGGGATTTGAATCAGTTCTTTCATTCCCAAAATATCCTGTGTCCATGTAGTAGAATGTTCTGGCATCTTCCCAACATTGGTGCATCCACTTTTTCTTAAGTATGCCTCTTAATACAATCGGGTCATTGCTATCACTGTAGTTAAAATCTTCGGTTGATGTTATCTTGGTTTTGCAGCCTTGTGCGAACATATTGATATATGGATCGTTGCCGTCTTTGCTTAAAAATATCATTTTAACATCTCACGCAGATTTTGTTTCCATACTTTATGATATTCGCAACGTCGATATTCTTTGAACCAAGGACCTCCTTCGGTATAGTGTACTGCTTTAGGAACACCGTCTCGAGGCTCTTGATACCATCCTGCTAACCAATTCCACTCTGGTGCTAGGCTTCCAATTTCTGAATCATCTAACCATTGAAATCTATGTAGGTATTGACCTGTTTGAGAATTTACCACATCGGGAGTTATCTGTTTATTGGATGGGTGAGAACAATTCCATAAAATTGCCGAGCTCCAATTCTTTCTCGGGTACGGTAATTGCTTGCATCCATCCATCTTTAGTCCTTCTTTAGGAGTATAATCATGCTTGACTACCATCACTGCATATTTGTCGTTGGCCTGTTTAAACAGTTCAGCAACATCGTCAACAAAAACAAAATCACAGTCTACAAATACTGCCCAGCCTTGATAATTTGTAAGATAAGGAACTAAAAATCTTGTAAAGGTAAATTCTGTAGAACTTAAAGGGTCGATGTCTCTGGTGTAAATACCGCTCTCTCTAAGATCTCGCTGTTTTAACGCCATAACCTGTGCTTGAGGTTGATGTTTATATATACTGTGTTCACAGACTTGAAATGCAATATCTTCTCTAATATCATAGCCTACAAAAACTTTCATTTTCTTTCGATGTCCTCTTCAATGCATTGTTCACCGTATTGTATTTCGACAATTTTTAATGGATGTTCGTGGGGATTGGTGAGCTGATGCCACTCTTGTGTTGCGACATGCAGTTGATCATGTCGGTCTAAAATTGCAGGCGGTAGTTCAAAATTCAACGGAGTTGCTCTATTAACAGAGGCTTGACCTTCGCTGACAATCCAATATTCTGCACGATGATTGTGTCGTTGCATGCTTAAACTTTTGCCGGGATCAACTGTGAGTTCTTTGACTTTCATACCCGGAACTTCGTGCAACACTCGATAGTAACCCCACTGACGCTTTGTCTTGGGAGCTTTCCATTCTTGTAAAATCCAAGAACTGGAATTTGCTTTATTAAATCCGCCGACACCAAACACAAATTGCAAGTTATCGTCAGCAATGTCCATTTCCGGAATATTGTCGTTGGTTCTATCTCCGCCGTTGGCAAAAATAATAAGATCTTGTGGATAACTTTGTCGAACCATTTTGATAGCATGTTTTGCTGATCCGTCGTTGTCGTTGAAGTCTATGACAAAATCTACGCCAACAATGTTACGTACAATTTCTGCACGTTCTTGATAGGGCATGAAAGGAGATCCTTTCTTGCGTGTTAACCATGCATCTGAGTTAACACCAACAACAAGAATATCTCCTAATGCTTTTGCTGCTTTAAAATAAGCGATATGCCCAGAATGTAGAGGATCAAATCCTCCAGTGATTAAAACGATCTTTTTCATGCAGATATTTATCTGCGTATATTATCCAGTATTTAAAGACTGGCGTCTTCTAATCCAGATACTCGTAGCTTAACAATGTTGCTTAGATGCCATTGTTTCTGATCAAGTGCTTTAATAATGCCTAACCACTTGTTGCGTAGTAGGGCAAAGTCGTTGATAATCTTTTCAAAATCTACAACGTCAGCTTCACCTTCTACAAACTTTTCACAGTCCCTAGAAGATAAAGCTCGTTGATAGTTTTCTAAATACTTGCGAAAATGTTGACTTCGAAGTCTACGAAGTTCAATGTTTAAATACTCAAGGATGCCTTCAATTTCTTGAAGTTGATTAAAACGTTCTTCCACAATGCCGGGCATTTGCGAACTTGCCTTCTCAATGTTACCCGCTATGCGTACATCTTGTTTTGCTTCGATTAACTCAGCTTCATAATAGGCCACAGCATCTGGAATGTTGCTTATATCTTTACTAACCCTGTCGTACCAATTCATTTATTCCTCTTCGTCGTAGCTGTCTACATCTTCTTCAATTTCTTCACCGTCGATGGCGTATGTGATAGCTTCGTCGAGAAAAGGATCAACTCCTTGCAGACTGTCTAAGACACTTTCTTTAATGCCATAGTCTAATAATGTGTTTACAAAATCAGTAGCCACATCTGGTCTATGTTTTTCAGGAATATGCCCAATTACCACATGCCATAGGTCAGCAATTAAATCTTCTTTCATTCTTGAGTCTCCGTTTCAGGTTCAACAATAGTAGTTATCTCTGAAGCGGAAATTTCACCATGTTTCGAAATGTCGTCCATGGCAATGTCTAGCCCTTCTTTCTCATTACGTTCCCAAGCCTTGCGGAACTGCTTGATGATTTCACCATCTTTGGTGGTGTATACAAGGCTGTTACCTTCTTTCTTGAGCATGCCTTTGGCTTCGAACAAGTCGACTAATCCACTATATGGACTCATACCTGTTTCATAAGGAATCTCAACCTGTACACTTTCAAACGGCTTTGCGTAACGAGTTTTCATAATCTTACAGGCTGCACGAATACCTTGCACAGTTGTAGTTTTATTGCCGTCTGCATCAAGTTTCAATTTCAACTTGCGCATAGCAACTACAATTGAACTTGCGTAGATAAAACCTTGACCGCCTGAGATCTTATCATCTGGATCAAACATATCCTGGCTTGCGTATGTATGATTAGTTGCTACCAATCCAATGCCCAATGATCCAAACATGTTTACACAATTGCGAACCAGTGCGGTGAGTGCTTTAGGTTTACGGCCCATGTCACCTTTGAGATCCCCGGCTTGGAACTGGTTAACATCTGTGGGGGTCAGTAACATTCCAAGACTGTCGATAATGAATAATACTTTAGGACGCTCGTCTTCGGGCATTGTTTTGTATTCTGCAACAAATTCTGTAATAGTCTTTGCCACATCGTCGATCATAGCCATGTTAAGTTTCAACAACTTGTCTGGACTTGTATCAACGTCAAGTGCGTGTAACCACTTTTCGTCAAGTGCGTTTTCTGTATCGATCAAGATTGGAAAAATACCTTGTGCTTGTGCGTTCTTGACTAGATTGCCCGAACAGATAAAACTCTTACCTGCACCACTTTCGCCAGCGAACACAGTTACCTTGCCTAGTGGAATACCACGTTTAAAATCTCCACTGATAAGATAGTTTAATGCGTAGTTGTTTGTACTAACCCAATCGGTTGGGTCGTTAAAGCCAATACTTAAACCGTCAATCGATTTAGTAATTGACTTTCTAAATTTAGAAATATCAAATGCTTTTGCCATTATTTTTTGCCCTGTTGAGAAATAGAGTGTGAGTTGCCTCACACTCTATGTTTAGTCTTATTGTTTCTGACGATTGCGAATCATGGCAAGGATGTCTTGCGCACGACTAGCACCATCTGCACTAGCTTCGGCCTTTGGTGCTTCGGCCTTGGCCACAGGAGCTGGTTCGTCATCTGCATCTACCACAGGAGCAGCAACGGCTGCTGGTCTATTAGGATCACCAGTGGCTTGACTCATGCCTGCTGGTTTGAAGTATTGACCCCAACGTTCCATGTCATAGGCTTCGCCATCTACAGAAGCTTCAAACATTTCTTTCATAACTTTGAGCTCTATATCAGTGGGTTTCTTTGGCAGGAATCCGCTGAGATCAAAAAGACCATGTGATTCTACCGCAGCAGATTCAACATCTGTTAGTGAACGCTCACGTCGGCTCCACTTTGAAGTAGAGTAGTCAGCAAAGCCACCTTTTGATGTCTTGGCAATACGGAAGTCTAGACCTTTTAAGTAGTCTGTTGGCAATTCGTCTAATTCTGGATCCATCAACGCTGAACGGATGATAGCGTAGATCTGAGGACCAATAATAAATCTACGGATAGGATTATCTGGAAGTTTATCTTCCTTGAGTGGATCTTCAACTACAAATCCTTGGAAAATATATGAACGCTTTTTCCAGTACTTACGACCCATTTCTTCAAGACTCTTGTCTTTGAACCAACCACGCACTTCTGATAGGATTGGACATACTGTGCCGTCGTTGTACATTTCCACACATGGAACTTGTACCTGTACTGCTCTGCTGTCTGTTTCACCCTTGATGCCAGCGAATGGCAATTTGATCATCGCACGTTCTACCCAGAAGAATGTGTTGTTGGGATTACCGTCTGGTAAGAAACGTACGACAGCTTCTTTGCCTTCTTGCATATTCCAGTGTGGGTAAATTGCGTTGTCTCCACCGCCGGTGGATTGTCCTGTGGACTTTGATTGTGCTTCTTGAAGTTTAGCACGGATTTCTGATAATGTTGCCATTTTAAATGCCTCCTTGTGTTATGCCTAAAATGTTTATATGCCTTATGCACATGTTTTATTATGCGCTTTTTATTTATC